GACGAGTTTAATTTCACTCATCAAGCTCCTTATTGCTAAATCCGCTCTTAATGCCCAAGATAAACAGGACCTGGGAAACCAACTGACCACGATCTCTGGCAAATGAGTCAAGATCGGAAGAAGTAAAGGTTTCGACCACTTATTGAAGGTGATCAAAGTTTCACGACTTCTTTACCTGAGAAATTTGGCAGGAGAACCGTATCAATTAACTTCCGAGGACCCCTGGGTGTCATTGGATAATGAAGGTTTACCGAAAATACTTGGACCCTTTCGCAAGAAAGATCCTAATATTATCAGGTTTACTCTCACCGTCCTATACGCATCCAGGTGGATACCATGGGAAGGGGTGGCAGACTATAGCACTATAAATGGTAGAACCAGGGCCGAACTTCACCCTGATTTTATTCATTTTCTAGACCATAACTGTCACACCGTCATTAGTAAGTTCCAAAAGTCATTCTGACCTGAATCTCCCACGTTTCACAACACTACTAAGATGGGCCCTAACGGTCCTGCGCTTCTTACTTCAATTTATGATCTACGCTCTATCGGTCCTGAGTACTGTAAAATACTTTTGGACTGACTCAAGCTCTTCCCGAACGACCACTACTCGTATCGCTACATAGTGGAGCTCCTGAAAATGAATGAAAATGCTTCACTTCCAGAAGAGGTCTCCTATGTCCGTGATCGTAGTAAGCGGTGTTCGAGAAGGCTTCAAGAGATAGATGATAAAGAGGGTAAAAGGCGCATAATCGCAATGGGTGATTATTGGACACAGTTAGTAATGAAGCCATTACATACCGAACTGAATACGGTATTGCAGTGGTTCCATGAAGACTGTACCTTTAATCAGTCACATTTTCAGGACCTACTGGTTCATGCTGGGAAAGAGGTGTTCTACTCAATTGATCTTAAGGCGGCTACCGACCTAATGCCTGTTAACTACCAGGCAGAGGTCTTAAACCGTCTTTGGAAACAAAAGGGTGGAGATCTTTGACTCAAAATCATGGGTGAGCAAGAATGGGAGTCTCCCAAAGGGAAGATCCGGTTTACAGCCGGTCAACCAATGGGCCTCTATTCTAGCTGACCTATGATGGCTATAACCCACCACTTCTTAGTTAGGTGATCATTCCAAAGGTGCCGACAATCCTGAAAAGGAAAGTATGCACTTTTAGGTGATGACCTACTAATAGTGGGTGAGACTGCTTATGAATCTTATAGAGAGGTTCTATCTATCACAGGAATGGAGATAAATCAAAGTAAGACGTTCAAGAGTAAAATCTTGTTCGAATTTGCCAAGAGATATTTCTATAACGGTGAGGAGGTATCCCCTTTTCCATTAGGATCCATAGTCAGCTCACACGGGGACTTGGCCGG